TTGGGGAAACCTAGTGAATCAATTCTTGACCACGTTTGAAGCTGGCCAGTTGTTGCAAATATCGGATCGGCATGTTCGCCGCCTTTGCATCGCTGGCAAACTTAAAGCCAAGCAATTTGGATCGGCCAAAGTTGTTTGGCTTGTTGACAGGAAAAGCGTCTTGGCCGCAGTTAAAAAAGGAAGTTCCAATGGATTGGAAGCAAGCAAGCATCGGAAAAAACGTAGCGCACTTGGACAAGATCCAACGGTTGATAGGCGTTCAATGCACGGAAAACGCAACAAGAGCAATCTTGAAGGATAGCAAAACCGGCGAGACAACGCTTGTTGATTGCACACGCCCGGACGGTAGGCGAGATTGGATGGTAAAAACAATAAACATAGGCAACCTAAAGGTTGAAGAAGTTGATCCATGCCAAACCATGGAAACGACCCGAGTATCGGTGAAATTGCCACACGTCACAGCCGCAAGAGCGGACTTGCTGGCAACAGCCCGAGGTATTGACCGCGACACCCTGATTTGCCAGTTGATAAACGCCACGGAGGAAGGTTTGCTATGCGCGGACTCAGTTTGACCAGAAAAGTTGGTGAACACGTTGTTTTGCTGAAGATCAACAGCCAAGGTGAAGAAGTTGTTACGGCAATCATCACCCTGATTGAAATTGACGGAAGCAGAGTTCGATACCAAATCCAAGCGGACCAGGACTTGAAAATCCGCCGCTTTGAGGGGCCAATCCAATGAACCCCACACAAGAAAAGGCCCAAGAACTTTTTGCGGACGGCTTCAACCTTTTGCCAGTTGCTTTGGACGGACAAAAGCGCCCGGCTTCCATGGCCTTGCCGCTTGGCCAATGGGAAACGCTCAAAACAACAAGAATCAGCCCATACGACATAATCCGTTGGTACTCCAGCGCCCCCTATGGAATCGGGGTAATTTGCGGTAATGTTTCACGGCTTTTGGTTCTTGATTGCGAAACCGCAGAAGTTTGGCAATCAATCTTGCAAGACGCGACTGCCACGGACTTGGAAACATTAGAGCTTATAAACGCTTCAACTCTTGTCCAAACGCCGTCCGGCGGTTTTCACTTGTACTTGATTATGGATGAACCAGTTCCACGAGGTAGAAAACTGGCCCGCAGATTATGCGGCAAGGTTCTTGTCGAGACACGCGGACAAGGACACTATGTTGTTTCACCCGGAAGCCCAAGTTCCGTTCACCCGCTGAACATGCCTTATATCTCAATCAGATATGTTGACCACGAAAACAGAGCGACTTGGCCAGTTGAAAAGGTTGAACGGTTGCTGGCAATCGCTGAAAGCTTCAATGTTTTCGTGAAACCCGAAAAGGTAATCGCAATCAAGCCAGAAGAATCCACGGCCAACGGTTCAAGCCCCGGTTCATTGTTCAACCAACACGGAACTTGGCAAGATATTCTTGAGCCGCACGGCTGGAGAGTTGCCGGTTCAAGAGGCGATTCCCTTTTGTGGACAAGGCCCGGCAAAAGTCATGGAATCAGCGCAACAACAGGGCATTGTTCAACTACCAGTTCAGGTTCCTTGTTGTATGTCTTTTCGACAAGTTGCCCGCCCTTTGAAGCAGAAACAACGTATTCAAAGTTTGCCGCCAAGGCTTTGCTGGAATATGGCGGAGATTATAAAGCAACCGCCAAAGCCTTGGCTGATCAAGGCTTCAAAGAAGAGGAAGGTTGCACATTCCAAGTAACTTTGCCGCCTCCAGTTATTACACTGCCAGACGGTTCAGAACGCCAACGCCGCTGGAAACTAAGTTCAGAACTTTGCCCGATTGACCCAAACCTTCAATGGATCATTCACGGCATTCTTAAAGTTGGTTCATCAACTCTAATGAGTTCAGCGCCCAAGGTAGGAAAAACCACTTGGCTTTTCGACATGTTGCGTTGTATCGGAACCGGTGAAGACTTTTGCGGACTCAAAACCCGCAAATGCAGGGCAATGATAATCAGTGAAGAAGATGAAAGCACTTTGGCCGAGCGTTGCCAAGAATTTGGTATCGGTGACCATGTTGGTTGGTTCTGCCGGCCGTTCATCAATCGGCCAACGCAACCGATATTCAAAAGCTTCATAGCGGAATGCAGACAAGCCGCCTTGGAGTTCGGCGCGCTCTTTTGCGTTGTTGATACGGTTGCCAAACATCTTCCGGTAAAAGATGAGAATTCAGCTTCAGAGATGGAAGGTTCGCTGATTCAGCTTTGGCAACTGACCCAACAAGATCTTGGCCTTATGTCTTTTCACCACAACCGCAAGAGCCCCGGTGAAGGCGGATCAAGCGCAAGAGGTTCAGGCGCCTTAACTGGCCACTTTGAGATTCTTTTGAACATGGACAGAACCAACGAAGACAACCCGACGCACCGCACGATCAAGGGAAACTCCAGGTTCAAGCAAACCCCAACGGAAATGTTGCTGGAACTGACGGCGGAAGGATACCGCAACCTTGGAGAACCGCACGAACACGCGCGGCAAGAGTTGCTGGCAAAGATCATTGCTTGGGTAACGTCAAACCCGCTAAAGACTCATGAGGATTGCGCCTTGGCCCTTGGTATGCCAAAGCCCCTCATTAAAAACCACCTTTTGAGGTTGGTTGCTGCCAACGTCTTGGCAGCAAACGGTTCTGGTTCCAAGTTCGATTATCACAAATTTTATAAGGTATAGGCCAATGGAATTCACGGTTCAGGCTTCTAACGAGTTCCCCAACGTTGACGTTGGGACTTATACGGCAACCCTTGAAACAATCAAGGAGATGCCGCCAACACAAGCAAACCCGACTTGGGGCCCAAGCTTACTTTGGCAGTTCAGGATAACAACGCCCGGCCAATGGTTTGGAAAAGACGTTGCCGCATTCACGCCAGCGGTTCCAAAGGAGAACAACAACCTTGGGAAACTCTTGCGCCAGATGATAGGCCGAAAACTTCAGCCAAACGAAAAGGTAGACGCTGGCGCAATGATCGGCCAACCGTTTTCAATTGTTGTTGACCTGAACCCGTCCGGCCAAAAAACGCGAGTTGTTTCAGCACACAAGACAAGCCAAGCGCCTTTGGCCAGCATGATTCAAAGCGCCACTAAAGCCGCGCCTTCAGCGCCGCCACGGCCGCCAGCTTCCCAAGCAACGCCAACGCCCCCAAAGCCGGCAAGAGCGGTTGTGACCAAGGAAGATTTGAGCGGAGCAAACCTTGATTTGACCGCCTTCTTTTCCTTGGACGGTGCCCCAAGCTTTGAAGCAACAATTGGTTCAGTTCGCCAAAAGGTGACGCAAGGTTTGCTTGACCCGCAAGAGCTTCAAGCATATTGTCCAGCAACCACGGAATGGATTCCTTGGGTAACGATCGATCTACCCTTTTGAGCCTTGCTTAAGGTTCCATCGCACGGAATGCGATTAGTTGCCGGTAACTCTTGTTGCCGGCAACTATCTCAAAACACTTCCACGCCCCCCAACTTTTCAATGCTGGCCAATCGGTTTGGCCAGCAATGCGCTGAGGAAAAGTTGGGGGGAGTTCACCCCAAAACTTGGAGACCCCTGGCAATGATGAACGCCGTCAGTATCGACCCTTACAAGGTCCAAGAGAACCTTGACGAACTGAACCAAGACCGAGTGACGCCCTTGCTTCAAGAGTTGCAAGGACAGATTCAATCGGAACTGGCTGAGATGATTGAAGCCAAGATGTTTCAAATGCTAATCCAGCAACGAATTCTTTTTGCGATTTGCCCGGACAATGGCAAGCCGCCTGAAAGTTGCCGGCAATTTGAATGGTATAAATGCAAAGAATGCACGGCCGCAGTTGGCGGTTCTTGCGAGAGTTGCACCGCAAAAAGCAACGCTTGGAAGCCGTGCTTTGCTTGCCACGGTTGCCAATCCCGTTCAAGGCACTTCATGAAAACCACGGAAGCAAAGTTCAACAAGACTCTTGGAAAGCTTGCTCTTTTGCGATCACGGATTAACTTTGAAGCTGAAACCCTCTTGCAAAGGGGGAATAAATGAGAACCTTTGCTATTCATATTTGGACAACCAAAGACGTTGCCCGATATCTGGAAGTAAACGTTTCAACCGTTATGGAATGGTTGAAACGAGGATACTTGCCACGGCCAACAAGAGTTGGCGTTGCGTACCGCTGGAACGCCGCCTTGATTGAAAAGCGAATTCCCAAGGAATGGATCAAGCTTGGATTGACGCAACTTAAACACAATCTTGAGTTGCGAGTTCGTGAACAATTCAAGACGGCCGCAGAACAACGCAGAACATCCAAGCAAATCCTGAACATGACAGACGACCTGCACCAACTGGCAAGGCAAAAGGAAAAGCTTGCCAAGACAATGTTGGAGGCAGAAAAAGCCGGCCAAACTCTTGCACAGACTAGCCGGCGCGACATGTTCGCAGCACACGCCTTAAGCGGGTTGCTAGCTTCCGGATTATACGAACGAGAAAAGGCCCGCTGGCCTGAAAACGTATGCAACGAAGATGTTTCTTTTTCCAACTTTTACTTTCACTTGATCAGCGCCCTTTGCCATGAATACGCCGACAGAATGCTAAAGGAGTTCCCCAATGGCTGAAGATTGCCAAGAGTATCGTTGCCTTGAATGTTCGTGTTTGCTTTCAACCAATGTTGAGCGCCAACTATGTTCAACTTGCTGGCTTGCCAGTTGTGGCAAAGAAGACAGGGAAACTTTTGATTATGACTGACAACCAGGACCGTTGGCCGGAACCCGTCTTTTCGACGCTTTCAGCCGCCTTTGCTTGGATCTTTTTCAACGGTTTGATACTTTCAGCCGCTTTTGCTTTGACCTTCTTTGGCGGATTAGTTGCCGCTTCAATCGGCACGTTCCTTTACTACAGTTGCTCTTTCATCACAAGGATTCTTGAAAATGACAGATAAGATCAGACCCGCACACTACAAGCCCCGCGACGGTTCAGCCGTTGATTGTTCAAGAGCCCAACAAGCCGGCCTTGGAAAACAAGGATACCAAGCTTACTTGGCAGGTTGCGCCGCCAAATATCTTTGGAGATTCCCAGAGAAGAACGGCCGGGAGGATTTGCAGAAGTGTATTCAAATACTCAACATGTTGTTGGATACTATGTCTTCGCTGGCAACTACAAAAGATTCAGAAGAAAAGGTAATTCCTGAAAAAAAACTTGAAGCAATCAAACCAAGCTGGCAAGAACATCTTCTTACCTATTTGCGAAGACGGCCGAACCAAGTCTTCACGGTGAGTTGCATACGAACCCGGTTCCGCCGGCACACTGAACTAAGAAAAAGCGTTCACTTTTTCTTGCATCAGATGGTACAAAACGGAATGTTGGAAAAGCATACAAGCGCCAACGGCAAAAGCTACTTTGGCTTTTTGAACTCTGGAGTTCAACCAATCTTCAACTACAAGTGACAACCCCCGCCAAGCTGGCCAAACTCTTGGCCAGCTTGGCACCTTACCTATTGCATGAGAACATGAGCGCGAATCAGATCAGCACAGAATTCAGCCAAGTTCCGCCAAACCGAACCTTCCGAATAGTCCGGATTCTCAAGAATAATATCGCAAGCCTCTTCCGCCAAAACCTTCAACGCCTTTGGTTCAGGTATGGCCGCACCGTAGGGAACTCTTGTGCTTTGGAGCGTATGCGATTTGATCAAGCCCATAGCTTGAACGGCCAAGACGCTGGCCAAAGCAATTTGGCTCCAGCCCTCTTGACCCCTAGCCAATCGCCGAACACGTTCAATATCGGTTGTTTGCATAACGCCCCCAAATCAGATAACCCAATCAAGCCGCTTGACCGGGAAACCATCGACATTGGAAAAGATCCAGCAATCACCCTTGCCTAGCATATAATCGACAACCTTGGCTTCAGCCCAAAAGCCTTCAGTACCAGGATTGCCAAGGCCCGTTGGGCCGGTATGCGCAGTTGGTCCCCAAGAGTTGTCAATTCTGCCATGCTCTTTGCCGCCAATCACGCCGTAACCGCAAAGGCACATACAATGCTGCCAAGTTCCCTTGGGCCCGGCAACACCGTTGGCGTTGCGTTCCATACTGAATCCCTGATCAGAACATAAAGCAATCCCGTAGCCAGCCGCCAAGGCCTTTTTGGCTTCCAACCACGTCCGAACTCTTGTGATTTGCTTGACCGGATGAACCTTGGCAATCGCTTCCAGTTCATCGGGCACCCCGGACTTGCCCCATTCACGACAACGGTTGGCAGAGTATTGGCGCAAATCTATTGATCCAAAAACACCCCGGTTCAACACGCCCCAACCCCCAAAAAAAGTTGCCCCCCAACCCCCAATCACCCCACCACCACCAAACCCCCTTTTCCCAACTCCACCTTTTAAACCGCCGTAAACAACTTCAGTTGCCAGTTCAAGAAATTGTTCCGGTTGCCCGGCCGCTATTTCAGCAATCATCGTGTATTCAATAGCCCGAACAGTTCCAAAGCTTACGCAACTGCCAACCGTCCCTTGGTTCCTTGGTGGCAACAAACCGCCGGTAACAGTTCGCGCCAATTCCCACAAGAAAACTTGTTCGGGCAAATCAGTAACTTGGCCAGCTTCAGTATCGCCAAAAACAAACGGCAAAGAATCAGCAATAGCCGCGACGGCTTCCGGTGAATCCACCCAACCCATTGGATAATCTTGGCACGTCAAGACTTCTTCATTCATCGCAGTTGCTCCAATGCGCTGATTGCCCGGTTCAAGAATTCTTGACCAGACTTCAGTAGGGCCGGACTCATGGCAACATCGGTTGTTCCCATTGCCTTGGACCATTCCACGCCCAAGCGTTGCCTGATTGGCAGAAGATCAGAATCTTGAAGCCCGGACTTTTTGCGTTCGGCTTGCATCAACTCAAATAGCTTTTCAGTTGTAGGGGGGGGGAACTCTTGGACAGACTTGGCCGATTGCTTGTACGCTTCAATCAACATCGCCAGCTTTTGCCCCTTGGCCCCGTCTTGCAACCCGCCCCAAATTCCAGATAAGGCTTCAACAAGTTCATCATCAACTGGCCCCGGCAACGGCCCCGGTTGGTTGCCAATCACAACCACGGCAATAACCGGATCGGTTGGAACATCGCCAATACTAGAATACGCCAACAACCGGAAGCGCCCGGCCCGGTTGGCAACAACAACGGTTGCCTTTGGATTGACCAGCAAACCGGCCGGAAAAACTTGAAGACCTTGATCAAGCGCCACAAACTTAACGGCTTTGCCTTCAGTTGTCGCCGCGACCGGAACAAAACTGCCAACATCGCCAACGATTGTTGTCGGCAAGGTAAGCTGGCCAAAGATCAAAGCAACCAAGCAAATCATTGTTGAGCCCTCACAAAAGATTGCCCACGGCAAACAATGGTATCCATCTTTTTGCTGATTTGGTCGGTTGTATCCGTCAACTTTTCTTGTTCAGCCGCCAGTTTGGCAAGGTGAACATCCAACTTATCGAGGAACTTGGTATGTCCGTCACGAACTGGAATCAGGATGTTTTGAGCAATCCACCAAAACGCCGCACCAACGCCGGACAGGATCAAAAACATCAAGTAGATATTTGGGCCAAACTCACGGGGGACATCCATATTCAACCCTCCAAATCGAGCCAAACAACAGACTTATGAAGATAACTTACAATGTGCTTGAACTGAAACCTAGCCAAAGGTTCCATTGTGTGAGATAAAGCCCGATACCCGCCAAGATAGGTATCGGGACCGCCAACAACTTGGTGAGAGTCTTGAGTGCAGATAAGCCGCTTCCACTTCCTTACCCGAACGGCCCACTCTAAGAATTCTATAACCATCCAGTTTGGCCAATGGTGAAAAACATCTTTGCATAAGGCCCAATCACCCGCCGGCAATGAATCCCGTTCACGAAAAAAATCCTTGTGGAGCCAAGAGCGCTTTGGATACAAGGCTTGAAGCTTTTGAATGTTCGACAGCGTACAATCCACGCCAACATAGGCCACGCCTTCAAGCGCCATACCAACCGATCCATCACCGCAACCAAGATCAACAACCGATCTTGGCCGGCCTTGTTCGCTTGACCAACCAATCAGAGTATTGACCAAATCAACATACGGCCGCGCCTCTTTTGAAACGTTGGAGCCCGGCCCACTATTCCCGCCCCAAATACGCTTTTGATAGATCAGCTCAAAAGTCTTTTCAGAATCTTTGATATCTGACAACAGTTCAGCAAACATAGAAAAAACTTCTTTTTCCAGCGGGAGGTTCCACTTTGGCGCTGAATAGGTTTGCTTGCCTTCCGGAATATGTTCATGGCGGTAAAGCTTACCTTGGCAGCGGTGAACAACAATCGGCTTGCCAGCAATCGGACAAACGAACGCAGTTTCCAACCAAGGTGCCGGCCCAATGTTGTACCAAAGTCTTGAATCATCTTGGCCCGCAAGAACAACCCGATAAACGTCTTGATCACCAAACATATGCCGATAATAGAAATCGGAATGGTTGTTCATCCAATGCGCAATCAGCAAAGTTGGCCAAGCCTTTTTCCGATCAATTGCAAGTTGCCCCCCTTGAATGCCAGGAACTCTTGTGTCGGCACCCGGTAAAACGGCTGGCCAGCGGACGTTCTTGTACATGCTTTCAAAATCTGACCAAAAGACAAACGGAGCTTTGGCCAACTGATCAAGTAACGGTTGCGGATCAGCAACAAAATAGGCATCGGCATCCAGATACAAAACACGTTCAAAACCGCAATGAACGATTGCGTGAACCTTTTGTTCCCAACCCCGCAGAATTCTTGACGGATTATGCTTGGCCGCATGTTCCAAACTATCGTGAACAGAAACACCAGGAATACTTGCCAGCAATGCCAACGGCAACGGCTCCAACTCTTGGCCCCGGTGCCAAATCTGAACCGGAAGGTTGTTCCCAAGCTTCCGCAAAAGCTTACAAGCAATCACGATTCCTTCAGAGAATCGGCCGCCGCCAACAATAACAACACCATCACCAAAACATGTTTCAGGCGGAGGAAAGATTGGTTGCAGTTCCAGCAAATGCTTGAAGGCTTGCAAATGTTCATCAATCACTTCCTGATTGTTGAACCAATCAGGAAGCGCAGCGCCTTCGATGGCTTGCATTGGATCGACCAAATCGCCGTAAACTTTTCTCATGAACTAACCTCAAAATCAGTACACCGAGAGCATACCGCCCAACGATTGGTTGCCCCAGTTATGACGCAAGAACCATGTTTCGCGCATTCATGCCTTGCCCCACAACCGCAAGCAGGATGTTTTTCAACCAAGGCCCCAAGGTGAACACACGGCACGTTCAGCCGGAACTTGGCTTGCGCAATCAACACGCTTCTTATGTTTCTAGCATGTTCCGCCGTTGGTTGCTTCAAATAATCGGCAACAAGATCGCGATGTTCAACCCAACCGGCAACAAGAGTTACCCAATCAGGCGGAAGCATACCGAACGCCGACAACTTGCCAGAATCGTTCAAGTAGAGTATCACGCCTTTTGAAAAGCATTCAGAAACAATAGATTCCGCCAAACTCATGGCAAACCCCCAAAACTATACCGGACAGTTGCAAGGAACCGGTTGACTTATTTCACCATGAGTTGTTCCAGCCGGCAAACCAGCACTAGAACAAGCACAAGAACCATAAGTTATTCCGTTGGAATCACGACAACCAGTATTTGGGACCCATTCAACAAGAAAAGAATCCCACCAAAAGTTGCATTGTGTACAACTACAACGATTGCTTCCAACACAAGCTATTGTGTATTCTTCATCTTCAAATTCCCCCATTCTTGGAGGACTTGGACAACCGCAACAAGGTTCACTTGATCCATCACCGCCGCCGCACTTGTCAATAATCGACCACTTGTAAGCCATTGTTGATTCATCATAAACCCAACGCCAAAGGCAATTTGAGCAACCGCAAACGTTGCCGCAACAATTACAAGCGCCAATGTTGGTTGTTGTCATGACCCGCCCGGTATTGTGATTGTTCGCTTGGTCACAACGATTGACCCATTAATACACTGAACATCGGTAACAACTTCAATTGTAAGGCCACCGCTTTGAGCGCCACCGGAACCAGAACCCGCGACTGAACCGCCGCCAGAACCAGAACCAGCGCCAGAACCTGAAGCAATCGAGCCGCTGATTCCTGAACCAGAACCTGAAGCAATCGAGCCGCTGATTCCTGAACCAGAACCTGAAGCAATCGAGCCGCTAATTCCAGAACCTGAACCTGAAACAATCGAGCCGCTGATTCCAGACACTGAACCAGATTCAGCCGTTGAACCGCTGAACCCGGAATCAGGCAAGCTTCCAGATTCTCCAGCGCAACTTGTTGTTTCAAGCTGGCCAAAGTAAGTTCCAGCAGAACCAGGACTCACGCAAGGCCCGCAACCATCGGAACAATCGCTGGAAGTCAAGGCCCAACCAGTCCCAACCCACATCCAATAACAAGTTCCGGTACAAGGCCCGCTTCCAATGGACCCAACGCTTCCAGACACAGAACCGGCAACTGAACCAGAAACACCAGAACCGCTTCCGGATTCCCCAGAACCAGAAACGCCGGAACCGGAAGCAACTTCACCAATCAGTTGCACAAGATAGACAACATCTTCCGCAGAATTCAGCCCGGCCAACCGGCCAAGATAACGCTTGGCAAGTAGAGGGGAATCGTTAACATCACGGATTCTAATGTCGGCAAAATCGGTATAGACGTTGTCGATTGGATCGTATTGGAGCAACTTGCCAGCATACAAACCGCCCACTGGCCCACTGACCACGCGAACCGGATGAACCAATGGACCGCTTGCGCCTTCAAAATCAGGATCGACTGAACCACGGTTGGTTAACAAACCGTGTTCATAATCCAACAACAACCTAGCCAATCGGCCGACTGAGTTGCCATCCATCAAATAACCGGAAGACATAACTCTTGCCCCGATCAGAGTGAAGGAAAAGCAATTCTTGGGTATACATGATAGGTTGCATAAGTTGGCGGATCGGTTGGCTTCAAAGCCTTGCCGGCCGCACTTAAATACACTGGAGTTGAAACAATGCCGCCCAAAGGTGACATAATGTCGAGGAATTCATTCTTCACCGTTGAACGTTCACGCTTGCCGACATTGGCAAGGACAAACGCCCAACCGTCCGGCCGGTATTCAAATACAAGCGTCCAATGCCAATAACTTAGCCCGTCTTCAAAAACACGATTGGCAGAAACAGAATTCAACTTGGCCAAACCAGCGCCAATCGCATAAGGCCCAAGAATAAAAGTTGCTTGGTTCAGCTTGCCAATGCTTGAAATCCAAGTTGAAGTGACGGCATTCATGGAATTCAAACCAACGGTAATCGTCGCGCCCCCTTTGACTATTTCAACGGTTGGCAAAAACGGATCGCCAGCGGAATTGGCAATCTTTTGATTGAACCGATCATAGCGCATGGCCCAAGGATAAGACATTGATGCAACGCTGTAATCTCTTGGCCGGAGTAGGGGATTCTCAACACGTTCCGCCGGATCTTGCCCGTCTTGTTGCAAGTCTTTTTCGGCGCTGGCTTCATCGACCTTGTAAGCATATTGGACCGTAATCCGCCAAAGGTATGGATCGCCTTGATCTTGTGACGGGCTGATTGACGTACAACGCGCCTTTGCATCTTCAGGGTGAGCGTACCAAATCCGTGGAATGCTTGGATGACTGGCAGCATAACCAGGACCGTAAGCATAATCGTTGGTACGAACGAGGAAAACTCTTGTGTAGCTTCTTTGATATTGCTGATCGACATTGGCCGCACGGCCTTCAGCAACTTCCGCAAAATGAGTGTACGCCACGCTTCAGCCCCCTTACTTTGGCAGAACAGCAACCGGACGGTTCTTGGCCAAAGCCGCCGCCTCTTTTGCAGCATCGGCCAACCTCTTTTGTTCAGCCGCTTGAGCCGCCGCAAATATGCCCGCTTTTTCCGCCGCTATAACCAGTTTATCAAGCCGTTCAATTTGCAGTTGGCTTTGGCGCTCTTGGTTCTTTGCCGCCGCTATTAGTTGCGTTTCAAAGTCTTGTTGCGTCAATTGCATGGAAGCCCGGATCTCTTGTTCAGCCGCCGCACTGGAACCCCGTACCATAGCACCCGGAAGGTTTTGATCGGGTGCAACGCCAAATTCTTTGATCAGTTGTTCCAGTTCCTTGCCAACCTTGCGAGTCAATCCAGCGCCCAACTTCCGCTTCAAATCCATATCGACCCCGGCCGCTTGCCGGAAGATTGCGACAGAATCACTAATCTTGCGGTTGAACTCTTCTTGTGCGGTTGCATGTTCCCGCAAAAGATCGGTTGCCTTCCTTGCAACATCACGGTTCATCAATTCCAAATCTTCAACCCTTTTCTTTTCAGCTTTGGCAAGCTGATCAATCTTTTTGGCCCCTTCAACGTTAACATCACCAAGCTTGTTGGCCGCTTCAGCCGCCGCCTTGTCTCCAACAATGGCCCGTTGGCGAGCGTTGGCAATCGCGTCCAAACCAAGCTTTTGGACTTTGCCAAAGTTCAAATCAGGCATCACAGCCTTCACAGCGCCAACTTGTTGTTCTTTTTGCATTTGCCGCATAACTTCTTTGGTTCCCTTGGGCACAGCGCCAACAAGTTCAGATAGTTCAGTCAAAACATTGTCGAAACCGTTTTGCGCCATGGCCGGAATCTTGGCCGCAACGGTTGCGATTTGCCGCATAATGTTGTAGACCGCTTCCGCCAAATCGATTCCCATACGAACAACAACTTCAGCAATATCAAAAGTTGCATCTCTTGCAGTCTTGAAAACCTTTTCGAGATTTTGCCCCTTCTTTGGATCAAGCGCCAAGCCCAAGTTATCGGCAATCGTTTCAACAATAATCTTGATTGCCTCAAAGGCCCCACGCAAACTTGCCAGAACAACTTCCGGATTGACGGCATTGATTAACGTTTCACCAACGCTTGTAAGAAGATCAGTCAAACCGTTCTTGAGCTTTGCTATTTGGCTTCCAAAGGTTGCGCCCATAGCTTCAGCCGCGACTTGTGCCTCTTTTGAGTTGCTGGCCCGGAACACCGCCGCCATTCCAGTTGCCGCCAGGACTGAACCGTCCCGCACTTTTTGCATTGCCTCTTCAACGGTGTAGGCGTTGCCGGTGACGGCTTCCAACTCTTGGGCCAACGCTTCAAACACCTTCAAACCTTGGCTTTGCAAGGCTTGCAATGGACCTTCCATCAAGACGGCCGACGAACGGATTTGCCCAATTGCCCCGGCAACCGCTTCAGCGCCCACGGCCCCGCCGCCAAGAATCTCAACAGCGTTGCTTGTTCGCGCCAATATGTTCCCGGCCGCTTGTGCAGACAAGCCAAGCCCCATAAGGTTGGTTGCAGCTTTGGTAAGGTTCTCCAACGGAACGCCGGTATCGGAAGCTTGCTTACGAAGCAAAGCAAAAGCCGCAGTTCCCTTGGCAACATCGCCGGCAAGATAGCCAAACTTTGCCCGAGTTGCTTGTGCTTGGCCTCCAAGCTTCAACAATTCCATGGTTGCTTGGATCGGCCCAAGAACAAAAGTATTGAAAGCCGCCTTGGCCAACGTCAAACCCGATAGCAGTTCGGTGAACATGCCACCGCCGCCGCCACCAACAGACTTGGCTTGCGCCGCTTCCTTTTTCTTTTCCGCTTCAATGTCAGCCCGGATTTGATCGGCCGTCATGTTGGCCCGCCGCTTTTTGGCCGCTTCATCTTTGAGCGCCTTTTCCCGATCCAAAGCGTTCATGTTCTTCAAAGATTCCTTGAACGCTTCCGCTTCCTTGGTCTTCTTTTCCTTGGCAAGATCGGCCTTTACTTCTTCCGCCGACATTCCCATTCGCCGTTTTTGGGCTTCCCGATAGGCAATAGCTTGTTGCTTTTGAAGTTCGTTCATATTGGCCAGTTTCTTTTGGAAAATGGCCTCTTCTTTGGCTTGATCAGCAGCGGAAGCCGCCGGACTCATGGCCTTGTTGGTTGCATTGGCGACTTGACCGACCTTGGCAAGATTCTTTTCAAGTGAAGCCGCGCCCTTTTGAGCTTCTTCACCGTTCCAACCAAGCTGAACAGACATCTTGGCAATGCTGGCCATTATTCCCCCTTGATTGGTTGCATTCCAAGACTCAATAGAAAAGCTTTGGCGCTAACAAGTTCATCATCGGTTGCCACTGGTTTGGAGTCAACCAAACCCTTGGGCACCCGGTCAACAAAATGATCGACCGGCAAAAAGTCTGTAACTTGTACTTTGGAATTCCAAGCCGCCAGCGCCGCCCAAGCTTGCAAAGCGCCCCGAGTATCTGACCGGTATTCACCCCACGGATCGAGGCTTGCCAGACAAGCCCATTCCGAAAGTTCGGAACTGGAACAACGTTGTTCCAGTTCCGCAACCGTCATTCCCAGATAACCGGCCAATCTAAACATCAATCGTCTGATTGGCCGAGCCCTTACTTTTTTTCGACTTCTTCCGCCTTCAATCCACACAGAACAGCCGCTTGTTCCCAAAGCCGGTCAATTGTTTGGGCCGGCAATGCCGACACTACGCCAACATCACCATCGCCGAACAACCGCACACCTTCAGAATCACACAAGCTCAAAACCAAAAGCCTTGCCCTGAAGTTCGCGTACTTGGCAGAACCTTGTTGATCAATCTGGAATCCATCGTATTGGTCACGCTGGCCAGCGGTAATATCGCGTAGAAAAACATCGCCGCCCCACTCTGGAACGGCAACGTTTATTACCTTTGGCTTGGCTTGAGCAATCAGTTGTTCCCGGTTCAAACTCATGGCAAACCCCTATCAATACTTATCGGAACGCTGCCAAGTGACCGTATAGGTCAACGCATCATCAGAAGCGCCAATCTCAGGTTCCCCGACTTCAGTAATATAACCATCGTATTGAAACATATCGTCAATCGTTGAGCCCGGCAAATTGACATTGATTCGACAATGTGTGCCGCTTGTCATCTTGGTCTTCAAATCAGTGATTTGATTGGTAGCAGTTGCGGTATCCGTCAAAAAAAAAGTAAGCTGAAGCGTTCCCCGATCATTCCTTGAAGGAATGCGCTGAAGAGTTGTATCGGCAAGAGCGGTAACGTCGGCCATTGACCGAGTAACCGTTGACCCGCCAACGCTTTTCAGATTGGTAAGATCGGAAGCAGTTCCGGCGCTTCCAGCCGTCAAAACTTTGATCGTTGCAGTACTACCCGCTGGAACAACTAGCGCCATTGCAAAACCCCCTTGTTAAACCGGTTCATAAACGCCAACAACATCCAAGCTTGTTGTCCTGATTGGTTCATCGGAACCATCGCCCGTAAATTCCGCTTGATCGCCCTCTTCTTCAATCCGCAGTTGATGAACCAGAACCCCGGACAACGTTGTTCTTGACGGGCTAGCCAAGATTTGGGTTGCCACCCAATCAGCCAAAGCTTGTGCTTCCGCCCGAGTTGCCGCAACGCAAGCAAAGCTGATTCTCTCACTAATCAGAACCGGAACATTGCCACAAGTATTGGTCCGACTCTTGGACACGCCAGAGTAGTAAACATACGGCATCGCGTTACCAATCGCCACGACTTCCGGACTGATTCCCCCCGGTATAGCCGCCGCATAACCAGGGCGAGCAACCAGATAGGCGCGAACAATCTTGGCAAGTAAACTCATGGCAACTATACCGCCCCAATTGGAGTTGCTTTGCCAGTTCGAGCCAGTTTGGCCAGTTCCAAATCCAAAGATTCCTTGGTATTGGCTTCAGCGTATTGCTTGGAACCATCCAACGCCGGCCGCAGAAAAGGCCTTGCCGGAACTGGCCGACTCTTGCCACTGGCCCAAAGCTTGGCAACAAAACCTTTTTCAACAAGGTGAGAGTATCGGCTTGGACTGATCTTAACGTTTAGGTTCCGTTCGGCCTTATGTTGCCTTGTAGGCTTGTAATAAGCAATCCAGCCAACCGTATCCATTCCAAGCCTTGCGCCAATAATCGCGTTCCAAACCGGTTGCCCGATATAACGCTTTGGCTTCACAACTTTCAAACCTATTGAATTCTTTAGCGACCCGCTTGCCCCGTACATGACAAAAGACTTGTTGCCAATGCGAATACTTTTCTTCCTCGACGGGGCTTTAGACTTTGCAATCTTAGCAACCGCACGGCCCGTCTTGATTGCAGCCCTCTTGAAAGCAGCGTTCAAACCCTTGGGGAATTCAGACAATGCCGCTTGAAGCACGGCAAAGCCGGTAATGCGAAGATCAACACCAAACCGACCCCTACCCATTTGGCAACACCTCAGTTGCAGACACGCGGACAAACTTCTTCATGCCGTCCAATGGTACAACGGTTTGCACGTTCAGAACCTTGGAATCCCACAAGATCCGATCAGCAACCGAAACAGAATAACCGCCGGTTCGCAATGTAACAGAATATGACAGCATACCGTTCAGTTGCCCGCCTTGCTGAACTTCAACGCCGGAGTTCGCAAGCACTTGAGCCCACGCAGTAAAGTAAGTTGCCCAAGTTCGGATTGCTTGTCCAAAGGAATCCACTGAATCAACTGCTGATTGCAGTTCAACCCGGTAACGCATATCGCCAATGCTAAGGTTCGCCATTAGTTGTACCCGCCGTCAGAGTACAAGCGGATTATGTTTTCAATGCTCAAAGGGACTTCGCCGCCAAAGTTCCCCACGGCTTCCCGATGTTCGTACCAATGCGCTGCCAAAATCTTGACCGCTTGCCGTAGCATTGGAGGAACACTTCCGGCCGCTTCACCGTAGCCGGCAACAAAATCTACTTCAACCGCACCCCGTTGGTATGCCATGGTAATTGGCCAAAGTTCAGTTGGCGGAAGAACAATTCTTGGGGGGTTGTCATCAAGCAAAAGTTCATAAGTATCGTCTTTAACCATTGTGATTTGCACGCCGTCCATGTCCCAGTATCTGATTCTTGGGGTTGCATAAGCACAACCAGGAACAACACTGGCCGCCAACTCTTGGGCCGGGCTTCTTGGTAGTTCCAAATCTTCCCAACCGGGGAACTGATCCAAGGTGAGACGGTAAACAGTGTAGATCATAGTTCGACGGGTTGAACGTTCGATAAACTCACGGGCAGCACTGATCAGCCCGGCAATAGTAGAATCTTCATCGGTTCCATCGACCCGCAGATAGGTTTTCACTTCCGATAATGTGACCGGTTCAGCCGCCGGTTGTATCAAAACCTTAAGGTTCATCGGCTTTCCTTGCGCTGGAACCTTCGCGCTTCCGCCGAAGTTCCAGCCGCGATAACGGCCGGAACTTCAACAACAACAGATTCAGCCAATCCATTGGCCAGCATATGCCGGCCTTCAGAATCAGACACTTCAACCACTTGACCAAAAGCATAGGAAACCGAGGTTCCAACCATGTTTACAAGAATGCGAACCTTCATTCCATGCCCCCAACTCTTGGCCAGATCAACAACTAGCTTGCGGGTTGAGTAATGCGCTTGATCGCCGCTGATTGCATAACCTTAGCATCGCGACGAACAACCGCCATGAACCCGGTTTGATACTTGTCAGCGTAGCGTTCGGTCAAACGAAGCAGTTCGATATCGCCAATTTCACGAATCATAAACTTGGAGAAATCACCGAACAAAATCGTCTTGGCAGACGCCGCAATGCTTGAAGCCATCGCGTTGTTGATAGTGACAGGATAACCAAGCAACCTTGGAGCATTGCCGTTCAAAAGATCCAAGAACAACGGCCTTGCTTGGCTATCGGCAAGCTGAAGCAAGGTATTCCAGACGGCTTGGTGCATCATGAAAGACGCGCCTTGTTGGTAAGCATAGTCAAGGCTTCCAATCAAGCCCATGATGTTTGCCAAGGTAATCGTTGTTGTGGTTGCACCGGTAACACCGGCCGACGAACCAGTAACAACGCCTTCCGGAGCGGACGAACCGTTCCCGGTTGTGAAATCGGTTGCTTCCTTGCGCCCGATACGTTCGCCAAGCATGCCGCCAATCTCGCTGGCCAAGTCAAGGCCCGAGTCCTTCAACAGTTCGTTGCTTGTCAAAACCAAGGATTCATAGCGGTAATTGCCAAGAACAATCTGACCAAAAGTTATGGCAGTTTCGCTTGGAGCCGTGTTTTCAGCGCCAATCGTTGCCGGGTTGCCGGTATCGTCAGTTGTTGGGAATGGTAACGGGTTGCCAGTATCGGTTCGGATGACACGCGCAACCGTTCGCAAATTGTTGAAGTAAACCAGTTTCTTTTCCAGTTCCGCAAGGAAACCTTGGGGAATGGTATAGCCGCCGGCAGTTGTCGAGGTGCTTTGAGCCGCACGCTTAATCATGATCCGATCGGACCGGAGATCCAAACCAGTTCGAGCCGCCGCCGCCTTGTGGCTGGAATCAGCTTCAGACCCAAGACACCAACCGTGTAAAGCATGCCGCCGGTCAATCGTCGCTTGCCGATCGTTAACATCACGAACGAACATTGGAGCGCCAATTGGAGCCGGTGCCGTTCGCCGGTTACTTACAAGCAACGCTTCCAAGCGGTTGATACGGTTGGCAAGGTTGTTTTGCTGAACCATATCAACTGGAGCTTCAGCCGCTGGTTCCGCTTCCGCTTCAACCGTATCCTCTTCAACATCACCGGCCAAAGCTTCTTCAGCCGCCTGAAGTCTTGCATCAAGTTCGGTTATTTGAGCAACCAAAGCATCGACCTTGGCCGACTCTTCCGGAGTCCATTCACGTTGGCTTGCCAACTCATGGAGCCCCTTAGCTTGCGAAACCAATACGCTCTTTTTGGCAATCAGCCTTGAACGTTCGGACATATCAAACACCCCCAATAACAAGAGAAAGTTCCAACCGCCTGATCAGAGAACAACGCGCCTTCAACCGAGAATCGAGTTGCCGGTTCCAATCCTGAAGATTGCGCAAAGCAACGGTTGTATCGGAATAAGCTGGAATCGAGACAACCGAGACTTCCAGCAAATCCAAATCGGTAACCGTCCGGACCTTCAGCCCGTCTTCATTGCTCCAAGCTTCACCACCTGGAGCAATGATAAAACCAAAAGACATTTGCGAAACATCGCCACGGGAAACCAGTTCAAGCAAATCGTTGGCATAGGAAGTCTTGGGCGGAGCGATCGAAACCTTCAACCCCTTGGTATCAACAGTAAGTTGCAGAGTATTGTTCGATCGCCGCCCAAGAACTAAAGTTGTATCGTGATTGACCAGCGCCCGAACATCAAAACCAGAACCCAAAGATCGGTTGAAGGCTTGCGGATGAATCCGTTCCTTGAAACCGCCCAAGTCTTCAGACAACGAGTTGAACACGGAAGCATAGCCGACAAGGCTTCCAGCTTCCGCCGCCAATGTTCCCAAACTACGCCGTTCGATGTTCATCTAGTAAACCCTACCGAACTAGGATTGACAACGCTATAGCTTTTCATCAATCCGATCCATCTGTCCGGCAACCTTATTACACCACGTCCGGCCCGGATCGCCACCCCACAAGGCCCACGCAATCCGGCCAGCACTCGGGAATCCGTCTTGACCGGGAGACCAACCTTCACCTTCAGAATCGACAGAATGTCTTGCAAAGTAAGAAACCATCCGCCCGATAGTTTCCGCACCAATGTTGGAGCCATTGCTTAAATCTCTTGCCCGAGCAACGCCAACCGCAGTTCCGCCCCTACCATATTCAGCCCGCCATTCTAACCCCTTGGCCGCTTCTTCCCGAACGCCGGCAGGGGGGGAAAAGTCTATTTCATCGTACTTATCACGTTGTTGAAGCATTGACCGTTCGGAACCTTCACTTCCGGAATCGATTGCCAAAATTGGTTTCCACTTCAGCCGCCAACCATGCTGGCCGCCCGGTTCCGTTGGCGGTATAAGTTCGCGTTCGCGTTCAATGCCGCAAATACGACAACGGTTGGTGTAACCATGTTCGCAATGCGAAACTTGGTGAAGCGTCATATCTTCCGCAAGCTTGATCGTTGCCGCACTGGCAAAGTTGCTCTTGTTCGTTTCAGGTTCTTGGCTTGGTTCAGCAACCGGTTCTTCAACCGGTTCTTCAACAACAGTACCAGGACTTGCACCAACCGTTGGTGCCGCCGCTGGAGCTTGTGCCCCGCCAGCGGAATCCAGCGGTTGCATATTCAAAGGCTGAAGATAAACATCGCCGCCAGCAACCGGTTCGAGGTTCTCCAAGGCCCGTATTTCATTGACCGACAACCAACCCCAGTTCCGGCCAACCGCATAAGCCGCATATCTTGCGCTCAAATCAGTTCGCAACAAGCCTTCCACACTATGTTCACAATACAGTTCGGAAGATTCAGGCAAAAGCAACTTGCGCCGGAACTCTTGTTCCAACCTGATCAGCCACGGCCGCAATGTTTCAGATAGAAAGGCAATGTTCTCTTGCTCCAAACTTGAATACGAAACACCGCCAGTATCACGCAACTTGCTTGGGGGAATGTTAAACCATCGCGCCACTTCTTCAATTTGGAACTTCCGAGTTTGAAGGAATTGCGCATCATCGGGAGGAATGCTTGTTGGCGTCCACTTCATGCCCTCTTCCAGAATCGCAACCCGATGAGCGTTGTCGATTCCAGCATGGAGCCGTTCCCAATCACCACGCAACCGGCCCCTTGCATCATCGGACAAGCGCCCCGGATGTTCAAGCATTCCAGACGGCCTTGCGCCGCTTCCAAACAATCCCGCCCCAAATTGTTCGCAAGCCATTCCAAGCCCGATAGATTCCCTTGCCATCTTAACAACAGAATAGCCGGTAACGCCGTCAAAGCCCGGCCCGGCAATGTGCAAAACATCCATTGAATGCAGGTTAACGGCCCGTTGGCCCGGCAAGCGGTAAGAGTATTGGAGTTGGCCAAATTCATCGCGTTCAACAACCACGGTATTGGGTTGCAGCAACCAAAGCCTCAAAGGCCGGCCGAAACTATCCCGTTCAATTTCAGCGTAACCATTCCCCCAACTTAAAGCATGCGCAACAATCGATTCCCTGAATTGCATTGCCGTACATTCATCGTTCGGCTGGAACCGTAGCAAATCAGAAACGCCCATATCATCGACACGCAACCGGCCAGTTGGCGTTCGACGGTAAACATGCAAAGGAAGGCTTGCGACAGTTTCGCTTATTATCCTGATTGCTTGGAACACCGGGGAATAGGTGAGAGCAGTATCTTCAGTAACGGCAATTCCAGCCGTTGACGTTGGCACGCCGAAATAAACGTTCAAGGCTGGATCACGCAAGTTCGGCATGCGGTTCTTGGGCATATAACTAGCCCGAGTAAAAAAAGAGCCCCAACTCTTGGCCAGATCAAGTAGGTTCATAGCGTCATCATTCCTCTTGATTCATAAACGCTTGGTGCCATATGGCCCACGCGACCGCCAGCTTCCCCGACTCTTGCCCGAGCCACTGCCATAATGCTGGCAACCAATCCATCGATCTTTTCTGAACTTTTGCTCTTGCTTGGTTTGATGTTTCCGGCCGCATCGCTTTCAATTGAACAGTTCCCCAAGCACCAACGCAAGACAGGGTTGCCCCCATGACGCAACTTGCGTGAAGCCAACAATGTCTCAAAGTCTTTTGCCGCCGGACTCATGGACGCATAGCCTTGACCGAACGCCACAACTTGCAAACCGTCCGATTGCATCTGTTGCGCCAGTTGAGCGCAGTTCCAGCGGTCAATTGCAATGTCATTGATTTGGTAGGTTTGGGCCAGCCGCTTGATTTGACCGTACACTTCATCATATTCAATAACATCGCCATCGGTTAATTGAAGATGACCGCTGGCAACCCACTGATCATATCGCATACGGTTGGATCGTTCGCGTTGCTTCAACACCCCGCGAGGTGCCCAACAATAAGGTTCAATCCAGATTGACCCGTCATCGAGAGGAAAAGCCAAGACAAACGCCGACAAGTCTTGAGTGCTTGAAAGATCCAAAGCCCCGTAACAAGGCCGGCCGGCAAGTTCCGGTTTGGGTTGCTGGCAACGGTCCCAATCGTCAAACGACAACCATCTTGTTACGGTATCCGTCCACTGGCAAAGGTGAAGCCGCCGAAAAGCCAGTTCCTTGGCCGGACTCATGGCCGCTTCAGCCGCCGCTTGGGCCAGATATTCCGGCCGGACTGAAACACCGTACCCCGGATTAGCCTTGCGCCAAGTTGCTTCCAGCTTCCAATCGTCTTTTTCGTCAGCCGCATACAAGACCGGAAGGAAGCTGGAATCTTTGATTGACCCGTTCAGAACCCCGCGAGCATAGCCGTTCATTTCATAGCAAAGGCTTGCTCTATCATGGCCAGCGGTTGTTATCGCAAGAGTAAGCGGTTCAAGCCTTGCCGCAACCGAAGTTGTCAAGACTGACCAGAGTTCCCGGTTCGGTTGCGCATGAAGTTCATCAAATATGATTGAAGAGCAGTTCATACCATGCTTGGTATAGCTTTCAGCGGACAAGGCCCGGTAACGGTTGCCCGTCTTGGTCACAATCTCTTTTCGCAACACAGTACATTGTTCAGACAATAGCTTGGAGCTTTGGACCATACGCGCCGCCAAGTCAAACACAATGCTTGCTTGTTCCCGATCGGCCGCCGCTGAAACTATTTCCGCCCCTTGTTCGGAATCGGCCAAGAGCAGATATAAGGCAATGCCAGCGCACAAGCTTGATTTGCCGTTCTTCCTTGGTATTTCAATATAACTTGTTCGGTATTGTCGCAACCCGTCCGGCCGCAAGGTTCCAAATAGCGGTTGGATTATGTCCCGATACTGCCAATCTGAAAGGCCGAAACTCTTGCCGGCCAATGGACCTTGAGTGTGGACAAGGCACCGTTCAAAGAACCGCTTGACCTGAAGCGCCTTCAGTTCGCCAGCAGACGGAGAATCGGATTTTGTTCGCCGCCGTCTTGGCTTGAGACTTCCGCTTGCATGTTCACCGGAAGCTTGGTTGCCCCCCGAGTTCGAGGTGACAGATAAAGGCCCGTCAGGCAATCCCGATACCGCATCTCCAGCCGCATAAGTTCGCCGTAGACCGGATTCATCGCCACCCCTTTGGAACCAGGAATCAGCGGTGAATCCAGTTCGAGCAAAACCCGCCTCAAATCGTCGATGCGCGCCGCCAATGAACATGTTAACAACACCAAAAGGTAATCGGCCTTCCCGCCAAACCCGACCCATTCCATCGCCTGAACGATCCAATCGTAGTATCGTTGTTCCGCTTCCGTAAGCTTTGGCCCGTTCACCGGCAAAACGTCTTTGCCGGTTGGCAATGGCCCGCCGGCTTTCAACCATGTTGAGCGACTGACCTTCTTTCCGCCACGTTTCATAAGATATCACTCTTTTCAAAACCAGTCGATCGAAAGAACTTACGAATTTGCGTTCTGG